GTAGGAGAAGCAACTGTGATTGCACCTATCATAAAAGATTTAATTGAGGTATCGGTTAAAAACGATGACCACTTAATTAAACTTGCAACAATTGCACAAAGACTTGCAGCTGCAGAAGCTAAAGGTATTGGAGAAGATGGTTGGTTAAGTGAACATGAAAAGACACAATTACTGCAGGATATGGAAGATACCATTAATGCAGTAGAAGAAAAAACAAAAGAAAAAATGGGCGATTTAGAAATTGAAATTGAAGAAATCAAAACTAAATTATAATGATGAATATAAAATCATTTTTAGCTACGGTTGATAAAGTATATCCAACAGGTACTCCATTTGAATCTATAAAAAGAAATGTAGATGAAAATGGAGATAATATAGCAATATATAATGGAAATAATAAATTTGCAGAATACGATTCTAGAAAGTATGGTGCAATAACTTATAATTTTGAAGATACAATTGCAATAGATGATATTGCACATCCATTTGATAAAAATAATTTTACATTTCCAATTAAAGGAGAAACTGTAGTTATATTAAAAATGCATGGTTTGACATTTTGGTTACCATATTCAAAAACACCATATTCAAATTATAGAAGAGATTATGTAACATATTCGGCCACATTTACTGAATCAGCTGATGTAAAATCCGATGATGATATAACTGCATCAACTTATAGAAGAAATAAATCCGTACCAAAGACCACTTCAACAAAACCAATTAAAAATACTGGAGAATATAATGTAAATGAAAAAATTAAATTTTTAAATCCAAAACAAGGTGATACAATATTAAGTGGAAGAGTTGGCAATACAATTCGTTTTAGTGAATTCTTTTTAACCGAAGATGGTAAAACTTCATCACCTGGAATTTTTATAAGAAATAAACAAAATTCAGAATTAGATTCAAAACCAATTGGAACTTTAATAGATGAGGATATAAACAAAGATGGTACATCTATTTATATAACTTCTAATAAAATAAAAGTTCCATTCAAAGAAACAATAGATAAATCAAAAATTGCATTTAAAAATTATCCAGTTTCAGAAAAATTAACAGGTAATCAATTGTTTGTAAATTCGGATAGAATTGTTTTATCAGCCAAAGCAAGTGAATTCATTATGTTTGGTAAAGGTAATACAGGAATAATAACCGATGGTAATTTTTCAATTGATGCAGAAAAAGAAATATACATACACAATAATAAAAATATAACAATTCATTCAGATGGTAGTAATCAAATATTTTTAAATTCAGATAATGGTAAAGTTTTTATTGGAAAAAATATAGGTATTGGAGACGCGGGTGCGGATGTACAAAAAATGGTATTAGGAGGTGAATTGGTTAAAATATTATCTAAATTAATTGATGAGATAATTGCACAACAATATTTGACGCCTGCAGGTAAAACAAAATTACCACCATTAAATCAAGGAGCATTTAAAGATATACAAAAATCTCTTAAAACTATACTATCTATGAATAATTATTTAAGTAAATCTTAATATAATGAATTTTGATTTATTTAAACATCCTGAAAGTGCATCCTGGACTGATTTTTATATCAATATGTTAGTTGGTATGTCAAAAGTTAGAAGTATCCAAAAACTAACAATTGTAGAAAAATCCGGTGAAAGTATTACAAATACTATATTTGATAATCCATTAGCAGAAACTTTGAAAAATGAATTAAATATGTTTATGTTTGCAAAAGACATTGCAGATGAATACGATTCTGTAATTAGAGGTGGAGGTGGTACTATGTTAAGTAATTTGGCAGTTGAGTTTGGAAACAAACAATTAATGCAAGATACTTTATTTGGAATATTACAAGTAACCAACATTTCAGATACTAAAACATTATTGGATAATATCGGACTTGCAGTTAAAGCTTATTGGATAGCTGCACAATTATCAACAATTAAAACACCAATTATACCATGTATTGGGGCCTTAAAAAATATAAGAACAATAAGTGGTCATTGTATATTTCCTGGTATATGGACACCAATATTAATAGAACCCGTTGCACCATTTTCACCATTTTTAATGAGTTTTATTGCATCTGCGGCATTACATCTATTAACATTGACGGGTTATATTGAATGTTTTTGTCAATATCCTCCACCCGCACCACCTGCACCTGGAATTCAACCCTGGATTGGATATATAGTAACACCATTATCAAATCCATCCGTAGCATTAAAAAATGCGGTAAGACCTACAAATTTAGCTTTGAATTCTTTGGCAATAGGGTTGGATGCATTGGGAGACATTACCGAAGGAGATGATAAAGAGTTTTTAGAACAAATAAAAGATTTACCACAAGCTATACAAACCGCATTAACTTCTACATATCAGGATGATAAAGCTAGGGAAAAAATAAAAGAAGTAGAATTGGCATTGAAAAAAGAGAAAGAAGAAAAAGAAGCACTTGCAAACGCATCACAAATCCAAAAGGTTACTATTGGGTAAATTTTAACTTTCAATATTTATTACTAAACATATACAAAACAATTATTATGAAATCAGAAATTTTATTAACTTTAATTAAAGAAGTTGTTAAAAACGAAGTTAAGTTACAAGTAAAAGAAGAACTTGTTAAACTTATTAAATCTGGTGCAGTTACATTAAACTCACAAAAGAAACCATCTACTCCATCATTGAGAGAGATGACTGACGTTACCCCTACACCGGTTAAAAGACAACAACCGGTTCAACAAACACAAAGACCACAAAGAGAATTTTCAAAAGACCCAATGATTAATGAGATTCTTAATATGACTCAACCATTTTCCGCAGAACAACGTAAAGAAGGTGCACAAGCGGTTGGAAGTGTATTAGATATGATTAAGCCTGAATTGAGGGTTGATGAAAGTGAGTGGGAAACTATGGATTTTAGAGATGTAAATGTACCATCTAATGTTCCAACGTTTGAATCAACAGGTGATGGATTACAAGATGCTACGATAAAAGCGTTGACACGAGATTATTCGGAATTAGTTAAAAGATTTAAATAATGGCGATAGAGTTAGGAAAAGTTAATGTAACCGATTTAACACAGAATAATTATAAAATATTAGGTATTGGAATAAATAGAGTTTCCGATTCTAATGGTATTTTCCCTGTTAGTTACACTACCCTATCTCAAGCCAAAGATAATTTAAAAAATTTAATTTTAACAAAAAAAGGAGAAAGAGTACAACAACCCGAATTTGGTTGTGACATTTGGTTATTGGTTTTTGAACAAATTGACGGAGAAAATTTAGAGAATAGAATAGAATCATCTATATTAGATGCCGTTCAAAGTTGGATACCAAACATTAATATAAATCAAATTATATTTGATTATGATAATAATGATATAGATAATAATAGGATTGCGTTGGATATAAAATTTTCATTGATATCAAATCCTAATTTGACCGAAACAATACAAATAAATGTAAATAATTAATAATGGCACTTAAACCTTCAGATAAAAGTTGGGGAAATCAAAATAAAAATTTTAATTATGTTGGCAAAGATTTTGCAACATTAAAACAAAATTTAATTGATTTTACTAAAACTTATTTTCCAGATTCATATTCTGATTTTAGTGAAGCTTCCCCTGGTTCTATTTTTATAGAACAGGCAGCTGCAATTGGAGACATGTTATCTTTTTATCAAGATACCCAATTAAAAGAATCAATACTATCATATGCAAGTGAAAAGAAAAATGTATTAGCTTTAGCACAATCAATGGGATATAAACCCAAACTAACATCACCGGCTGTAACTACACTAACTATATATCAAATAGTTCCAAGTATTGGAGTAGGAACGGCCAATAAACCAGACGATAGATTTTATCTTAAAATAAAAGATGGCCTGCAAATTGATTCTAATGAAGGGGTAACTTTTAGAAGTACGGATGTTGTTGACTTTTCATTGGTAGAAGGTAGAGAAATTGATGTATATGAAAGAGATACAAATACACAAGAACCATCTAGATATTTAATTACTAAAAAAGTAAAAGCAATATCTGCAACTGAAAAAACTACAACGGTTTCATTTACTACAAATGATGTAGATTATCCAACTGCCACAATAGTTGATTCAAATATAATTGCAATCAATTCGGTTGTTGATGAAGATAATATAAAATATTATGAAGTACCCTATTTAGCTCAAGAAACTATTTTTGTAGAACAAGCTAATACATCATACAATACAGCATTATCAGAATATTCAAATACAGTACCATATATTTTAGAAGTACAAAAAGTACCTAGAAGATTTTCTGTAAAGGTTAATTCCGATAATAGTATTGATTTACAATTTGGTAGTGGTGATGTTAGTATGTCGGATGAAAGAATATTACCAAATCCAAAAAATGTAGGATTGGGATTGGCAAATTCGGTTAATAGATTAAATCAAGGAATTGACCCTTCTAATTTTTTAAAAACAAATACATTTGGAATAGCACCTACAAATACAACATTGACTATAAAATATTTAGTAGGTGGTGGTGTTGAATCAAATGTAAATACTGGTGATTTAAATAGAATTAGTAGAATTGAATTTGAAGAAGATTTGTTATCTTTAAGTGATACCGATTTGAGAATATATAATGATATAAAAAATACAGTTGCAGCTGAAAATTTAGAACCCGCAGTTGGTGGAAGAGGTGCGGAATCAATAGATGAAATTAGAAACAATGCAATTGCAATGTTTGGTTCTCAAAATAGAGCAGTAACTAGACAAGATTATATTGTAAGAGCTTTATCAATGCCTGAAAGATATGGTAGTGTTGCAAAAGTATATGTTAGTCCTGATGGTGAGGTTGACAATAATAGTCCTTCTTCAATACTTGCCAATCCAAAAAATATTGCTGAATTTACAAATTTAGTGGATGGATTAAAAACAAAATCTAAAACAGATATTCAAAAAGAATTGATTAAATATTTAAATCAAAAACAATCTAATGTTGCGGAAAATAATAATCCATTTGCAATTAATATGTATGTTTTAGGATATGATTTAAATAAGAATTTAACAAATTTAAACCAGGCCGTTAAACAAAATCTTAAAACATATTTAGGTGAATATCGTATGATAACGGACGCAGTAAATATGATTAATGGATTTATTATAAACATTGGTTGTGATTTTGAAATTATATGTTATTCAAATTTTAACAAAAGAGAAGTCATTACAAATTGTTTAACTCAATTACAAGATTATTTTAATATAGATAATTGGACATTCAATAAACCAATAAACATTTCAGAAATAGAATTAATTCTTGCAAATGTAGAGGGAGTTATGAGTGTACCATCCGTAAAAATTTCAAATCTATGTGGTGATGCTGGAAGTTATTCACCAAATAAATATAATATAGATGAAGCAACTAAAGGTAAGATTGTCTATCCGTCTTTAGACCCATCAATATTTGAAGTTAAATTTCCTAACAAAGACATAAAAGGGAGGGCACTATAATGCATAAATTTTTCACATCGTCATTTGACGCAAGTATATATCTTCAACAACCTGAACAAAATGCAGGCAGAGATGAGATATTAGAAGTAGGTAAACTTTATTATGGTTCTACTATGGATATAGCTAGAACTTTAATTAAATTTAATACAACACAAATTTCACAATCAATTGTAGAAAGTATAGGAACAGGAAGTTATTCTGTTTTTTTAAATCTTAAATCTGCAAATTCCGAAGAAATTCCATTGGAGTATTCAATTTATGCAAATGCCGTATCTGGAAGTTGGAAAATGGGAACTGGTACTAAATTTGACAACATAACATCGGATGGTGTTAGTTGGTATTATTTGAATGGTAGTTCCAAATGGTTGGACTTAACAGGTTCATATAGTGCAGGTTCCGATACGGCATCAGTCATCAATGGTGGTGGAGGAACATGGTATACCGCATCTATGGCATCACAATCGTTTAGTAATGAACCGGATGATATTAGAATGGATGTAACAAATATTGTAAAATTATGGATTAGTGGTTCAAATAGATTAACCAATGATGGTATAATATTACACCACCACACATCGGCATCATTATATACCGATACAACGGACTATGGTGTATTAAAATTCTTTTCAAAGGAAACAAGTACAATATATGAACCTAAATTAGAATTAGTTTGGGATGATAGTTCTTTTGTAACTGGAAGTTTAACACCGGTAACGGGTTCAGCAAGTGATGACTATAAAGTTGTAGTTACAAATTTAAAAAATCAATATAGTAAAGATACTAAAATTAAAATAAGAGTTAAAGGTAGAGATATGTTTCCATATAAAACATTTGGAACAACATTTGGATATGACCAAGCAAAATATCTACCATCGGGTTCAACATATTATCAAATTGAAGATTATATAACAAACGAAATAATAGTTCCATTTGGTGATTATTCTAAATTGAGTTGTGATAGTACATCTAACTATTTTAATTTAGATACATCAACATATGCAGCTGATAGAGTTTATAGATTAAAGATTAAAATTTTACAAAATGGAATAACGGACATAATAGATGATAAATTGACATTTAAAATAGTAGAATAATGGCATTAACATCTTTAGAAAATGCAACTGCAGTCCAATTACAAAAAAGGAAAGATGACCTAAATAAAATATTAACGGAATTGGGGTCACAGGCAATGGTGACGAACGATTATAATATAAACTATGTTTCCGATACAAACGTAGCCAGTACATTGATATTTAATCCATTAGTTAACTCAAAATTTGATAATGTAGAATTGGCTAAAGCTATAGATGTTGAAGTAACGGAATTAATACCAAAAGCAAGTAAATCAAAAAAAAATCTAATAACAAAGGATATATATGATGCGGAAGTTCAAATTCAAAAAGATTTACAAATTGAATTAGACAATTTAAATTCTAATATACCTCTATTAAATAAAGAAATTGATAGTTTACAAATTGAATTAGAAAAACAAATTAACGAACGATTAAAAATAGAACAAACACAAGATGTATTACAAAATCAATTAAACACACTTACAGATTTAATTGAGTTGTATTCAACAAAAATTGCACAAGTGGTACAAAAATCAACGGATGAATCAATATTAAGAACATCATTGGAATCACAAAACGCTGGGTTAAAAGCTCAAATTGAAGGATTGATTAAACAAATAGAAACATTGTATGCAATAATAACTGGATTATTAAATCAAATTGGTGCAGAAATTAAAATAACAAAAACACAAACATTCCCAAGTACACCTGGTGGAAGTGGTGATGGTAATACATATCCTGGTGCACAACCTGTTGAGGAATTAAAAAAATATAAGTAAATTGAGTACACCATTGGAAAACATATCAGCAGTTCTTTTAGCTAAAAGAAAAAATGAATTAAATACGATACTAACTCAATCGGGCTCAAGTGCATCTACCAAAACCAATGCAGGCGTTACCGTTGTAAATGATTCAAATATTGCATCATCATTAGTATTTCAAAAATTACAAACATCTACATATGATATTACTGAATTGTTAAAATCAATTAATACAACTGCAGTTGAAATAAATCCAAATATTCCAGAATCAAATACAAATTTTGTTCAAAAACCAGTATACGATAATCAATTATTAATAAATTCTAATATTAAAACTAAAATTAATGAAATTACTAAAATAGTAGACCAATTGATTTCAATTAAAGATGATTATAATTCTCAAATACAATTTGAAAAAACACAACAAACTTTAATAAAAACTTCAAATACTTTATTAGCAACTTCTATAAAAAATTTAAAAAAAACAATTCAACAATTTAATACACAAATAGAAGAAACTATTCAAAAATCATTATTGGAATCTATTAAAAGAACATCAATTGTGGCACAAAATAGAGGATTTTCAAAAGAAATTAGTGCATTATTAAAACACACCAATACATTAAATTTATTAATACAAACAATAAATGTACAAATTGCAACCATCGAAACAAAAACAAAAATAGAAGGAGAAGCCCAAGCTTTTGCAGCCGAAAAGAATGGTATAGTATTAAATTCTATATTGGTTGTTTATTGGGATGGCTTTACTAATGATGAAAATCAACCGAAATTTTATGGTTGGGGATATAATAATGATAGAAGAATGGACTGGGGTAATAGTACCGGCCGATTATATTTTAAAAACTTTGATAAAGAAAGTGTTAAAGTAAATCTATCAGCTACGTTTAATAAAGCCAAAAACACAGCAAATATAAACAGCCTTATTAACTTCGGGCCACACTGGTTTGAATTTGGTGAATCGCCGGGAATTGTAAATACTATATATCGTGCTGCAGGATTCCCAACAGGTGACCTAACAACTACAATCCCGCCCACAGATGAAAAGACCATATTTATGAAATTTAATCCTGAGGCTAGCTGGGATTGGGATTCACAAGGCCCTAATGGATTTTGGGGAGCAATTGGTAATACTACAACTTATTACGGGTGGATGCAAATTAGTTCAACAAGAGCAGATGGGTTTGTTGACACTATACCATATTCAAATACCGAATTTGCATTGACAAAGTGGCATAAAAAAAGTAAAGAATATATGTATTCGGGTGGATTTAAACCAAATCTTTAATTAATGAAATTAAATAAATAAAATGAGCATTAAAAAATATACAAACATTGAACAAATAAATCTTAATAAACAAAATGTAGGACAATTTATAGAAGATAAAGATTTATTTATTATTTCAAAAAATGAAACAGTTA